ACTTCAACTTCTGATGCCGATGGTGATTTTTTCTGTGTTGTTGATTCCGTCAATGCACAAAAGAAATTAACAAAAGGCAATATTAATATTTCAGGATTTAATAACGATGCAGGATATACAACTAATGTCGGTGATATTACAGGAGTTACCGCAGGTTCAGGTCTAACAGGTGGAGGAGCTTCTGGCTCTGTAACACTTAATGTTGGTGCAGGGACAGGTATCGATGTAGCTGCTGATACAGTTTCCGTTGACGTATCTGACTTCATGACTAATGGTTCGAACAATAGAGTTTTAACAGCCACGGGCACGGATGCCATGAACGCTGAGGCCAACATGACTTTTGATGGTTCCACTTTGGCAGTTTCTGGTGCTATTACAGCAACAGGCGATATCACAGCGTTCTACACTTCTGATGAAACCTTAAAAACAAATATTGAAAATATTCAAAACCCAATGGATAAAGTTATGGAATTAAATGGTGTGTATTATAATTGGACACAAGAAGCTCAAGATAAACATAGTCATTTAGGTGAAGAAAAAGAAATTGGTGTTATCGCTCAACAAGTAGAAAAAGTTTTACCAGAAATGGTTGGTACACGAGATGATGGAACTAAAGCAGTTCGTTATGAAAGAATGTGTGCTTTATTAATTGAATGTGTAAAGGACTTACAAAACCAAGTCAATGAACTTAAGAAAGGTAATTAAATATGGCATCAACATATTCTAATAGCCTCAAACTCGAGTTGATGGAAACAGGTTCTAATGCAAATACCTGGGGAAATAATACTAATACAAATTTACAAACAGTAGATGCTTTTACAGCAGGGTATTTATCAAAATCTGTTGCGGGATCTGCTAATGTTATTTTAACAACCAGTGCTACTACAGATCCAACTGCTGAATCTTCTAATAAAGTTTTAGATTTAAATGGTACTTTAACAGGGAACATTACTGTTTTTGTTCCTCAAGTTGAAAATAATTATCTTGTTTATAACAACACATCAGGTTCTTTTACTTTAGATGTCGCTGCTACAGGTGGCACAGGAGTAGAAATATTACAGGGAGAGTATGAATGGGTTTATTGTGATGGAACTAATGTTTTAAAAGCAGAACTCGGAACCACCAACGCATCTCAAATTAGCTCTGGCACTTTAGCAGATGCTCGTCTTTCCGCTAATGTTACTTTAAATAATGCTTCGACTATCAGCACAGGAACTCTTCCCAATGCTCGATTAGATCAACAACTTCAAGATGTTGCAGGATTAGCAGTTACCGATGGTGGTTTTATTGTAGGTAATGGTGCTAATTTTGTTTTAGAGACAGGATCAACTGCAAGAGATAGTTTAGACTTAGGAACTTCCGATGATCCTCAATTTAACTCTTTAGGTATTGGAACAGCAGCTTCTGCTACCACAGGTCAAATTAGAGCGACTGATGATATCACTGCTTTTTATTCTTCTGACTTTTCTTTAAAAGAAAATATTCAAAACATACCATCTGCTTCTGATAAAATAGAGCAATTAAATGGAGTATTGTTTGATTGGAAACAAGAATACATTGATAATAATGGAGGCGAAGATGGGTATTTTGTTCGTAAATCAGACGTAGGTGTGATTGCACAAGACGTAGAAAAAGTTTTACCTGAAATAGTTGGGACTAGACCAAACGGAATTAAAGCAGTAAAATACGACAGGTTATGTGCTTTATTAATCGAAGGTTTTAAAGAGATGAAAAACGAAATTAAACAATTAAAGGAGTCTAAATAATGCCTACACCCAGTGGTCAAATTAGTCTTGATGACGTCAATACCGAATTAGGTAACCCCGCAGGTTCTCAGTTAAATATGGGAAATGCTGATGTGAGAGCATTAGCAGGTGTTCCCTCTGGTGCAATCTCAATGTCGGATCTTCAAAACAAAGCACTAACTAGTTACGAATTCTTATTAATTTCTGGTGGTGGTAGTGGAGCAGGAGATATGGCAGGTGGCGGAGGTGCTGGTGGTGTTGTTCAATCAAATACCAGCTCTGCTGGTGGTGAAGCCTTTACCATTACTATCGGTGCAGGCGGAGCTGGTAATTCTTCTAGAGGAAATAACGGTGTTGCTACAACAGCGATTAGTCCTTCCACATCTTTAAATACTTCTGTCCAAGGAGGCAGAGGTGGAGAAACAGGTTATTCTGGTGGTGGAGGTCCTCCTGCTGATGGTGGTTCTGGCGGTGGTGGAATAGGTGACACAGGAACTCCTGGTTTAGGCGCCTCAGGAACTCCTGGCCAAGGTAATGATGGCGGTAACGGTGACGCAGCTGCTCCTGGCGGTGGTGGAGGTGCTGGTGCTGCGGGAAGTAATGGCTCAACTGTTCCAGGTAATCCAGGCGGATCTGGTGGACCAGGTGGTGGAGGAACAGGTTCTTATTCAACATGGGCAACTGCGACAAGCACAGGTGTTAGTGGAGTTTACGCTGGCGGAGGTGGTGGATCTGCTTATCACGTAGGTAGTGCTGGTTCGGGTGGCTCTGGTGGTGGAGGTCGAGGCGGTGGTAATGGACCAAGACCCGGTGCCCCTGCTACAGTGAACACTGGCTCTGGCGGAGGCGGTGGAACCTATGTGGGAGGTGATGGTGCTTATCCTGGCGGTAATGGTGGTTCTGGTCTTTGTGTTGTTCGATATCAAAGTCCAACACAATTAGGAACAGGCGGTACAGTTACTTCTAGTGGTGGTTACTACTATCACACATTTACAAGTTCAGGGACATTTACAACATAATGGCGCATTTTGCAAAAGTAGAAGATGGTATTGTTACGCAAGTGATTGTTGCAGAACAAGATTTTGTTGACACTCAACCAGGTACATGGATTCAAACTTCCTATAATACAAGAGGAGGAGTTCACTATGAACCTAATTCTGATACCCCTAGTGCTAACCAAACAAGAGCTTTAAGAGGAAATTATGCAGGACTAGGATATACCTATGATGCAACAAACGATGTTTTTTATGGACCTGCTCCCTTTCCTTCTTGGACTTTAAACACAACAACATGGACATGGCAAGCTCCTGTAGCAATGCCAGACAACAACCCCAATAACAGATATGCTTGGAATGAAGACACACAGTCTTGGGATTTAGTAGAAGTTTTAACAAGTTAATTGTCTAGAAATATAATAGAAAAATTTAATAGTAATAGACACGTATATATTCCAAATTTTATTGATCAAAATAAATGTGAGGAACTTACTAATACTTTTAAAAACGGTATTTTATCAGGTAAGTTTTTTAATGATCCTCAATGTAATAAGTCTTTAGCAAATCAATTTGGTATTTTTGATCCTTTATTAGAAGAACTTCAACCTAGAATAGAAGAAGCGACAGGAATAACTTTATATCCTACCGTAAGCTATTGTCGTTGGTATTTACCTGAAGAAGAATTAACCATACACCAAGATAGACCTGCTTGTGAAATTAGTGCAACTCTCACTGTTGGTTTTCAAGGTAGTCCTTGGTCTATTTTCATGGGACAAAATCAAGATAAAACTAACGCTTTCGAGTTAAAAATGAATATTGGAGATATTGTTATTTATCGTGGCTGTGAACTATTTCATTGGAGAGAAAAATATGTAGAGGGAGATTGGCAAGCACAGATTTTTTTACATTATGTTGATGCTAATGGACCTTTTAAAGAATGGAAATATGATAAAAAATTAGGTATGTTTCATCAATTAAACGAAAAAGGAGAACTTAGAAATGCTTAAAAGAGAAGAACTGAAAGATAAGAATTTTAAAATATTCTTAGGAATGCCAATGTATGGCGGGATGTTAACAGAAAACACTCTACATGGTCTATTGCAGCTACAACAATGGTCAATGACTGTAGGTGTACCTATGCGTCTTCAGTCCATGGGAAATGAAAGTTTAATTACGAGAGCTAGAAATACTTTAGTTTCTATGATGATGGATCAAACAGATTATGTAGGAACTCATTTACTTTTTATTGATTCTGATATTGGCTTCTCTGCTCAAAATGTAGAACGACTAATGTGTTTTGATAAAGATGTTGTTTGTGGAATTTATCCAAGAAAACATATTCACTTTGAAAAGATTAAAGATATTTTAAAAGAAAATCCTAACGCTTCTCCAGAAGAACTAGAGGTAAAAACTTTAGGATATAACCTTAATTTTGATGATCCTCAAAATGTAAAAATGGAAGATGGCTTTTGTAAAGTATCTGAAGCTGCAACAGGGATGATGCTCGTTAAAAGAGAAGTCTTTCGTAAGATGATGAAAAAGTTTCCTGAACGTAAATATGAATCTGATCAAATTATTAATGGAAATTACTTTAAGTCGGATAATTGTTATGACTTGTTTTGTGCAGGAATTTATGAAACTAAACCTGGTAGCAAAAGATATTTGTCCGAAGACTATTACTTCTCTCGATTATGGCAAGAATGTGGTGGTGATATATGGGCAGATGTTTCTATGCCGTTAACTCATTTTGGTAATAAAGCTTTTAAAGGACACGTAGGAAGTCTTTTTTCAAGGAAAGATGATTCAAACAAAGATCAACAATAATCTTTTTACACGAAAAGTAGATATTCTTAACAAAGAGGAAAGAGACCTTATCAAACAAGACATTGATTTTGAATTAGAAAACAATTTATGTCGGGTCGTTCCCCCTTATCAAACTTACGCAGATTTATATTCTCGATACCAACAAAAAGATCACTGGAAAAAATTATATGATAGTCTATCCGAACTAACTCCTAATCTACAATTATTTCAATGTTGGGCTAATTTATCAAAAGAAAATAATAATTTTGTTTTTCATACTCATGACGTAGAACTTACCTGTGTGTATTATTTACAAAATAAATATCCAGAGTATGGAACAAGATTAGAAGATGGGGTTATTGTAGAGGCGATTGAAAACTCTGTCGTTGCTTTCAAGGGAAATATCCTACACAGCATTATTAATATGCCTATAATACTAGCTCCCACAAACCCAAGATATTCAGTAGTTTTTAATTTTAATAAAGTATAGTATATTGGCACAATGCCATTAACTAATTTTACAATAAAACCAGGCATTAATAAAGAAGTTACCGATTATACAGGTCAAGGACAATGGGTTGACTCGGATAATGTACGCTTTTTTAATGGCCTTCCCCAAAAAATCAAAGGTTGGGACAAGTTTGTTGATACCACGATTGTCGGTGTGGTACGAGATCAGCATGGTTGGATTTCTTTAGATGGTACGAGGTACGATGCTTTTGGCACCGATCGAAAATTATATGTTTATGAAGAGGGAACGGTTTTTGATATTACCCCTATTCGAGCAACTGAAGCTTTAACTGATCCTTTTACTACGAATGGCACAGCAACGGTATTAGTAACCGATGCAGGTCATGGTTGCCAACAAGGTAGCTTTGTTACCTTTGATTCTTTTTCCACGATTGACGGACTCGATATGAATCAAGAGTTTGAAGTAACTTCCGTTGTTAACACTTCGGCTTATACCGTCACTCATACGTCAACTGCTAGTGGTTCCACCGCAGGGGGTGGTGGCACAGGCAATGCTGAATATCAAATTAATCCTGGTCCTAGTTTCTCAACTTCTGCTTATGGTTGGGGAACAGACGGGTATGGTTTAGGAAGTTGGGGTGAGCCTTCGACAGTTTCTAATGTCACACTGGAAGCAAGACAGTGGTCACTCGATAACTTCGGTGAAGACTTAATTGCTACAGAATTAAATGGTGGTACCTATCGTTGGGATACCTCGAGTGGCACTGGAACAAGAGCTGCGATTGTGGCGAATGCACCGACAGCTTCACGACTCAGTTTAGTTTCAACACCTGATCGACATTTAGTAATTTTAGGAACAGAAAACACTATTGGTGATGCCACTTCTCAAGACGATTTATTAATACGATTCTCTGACCAAGAAGATATAACCACGTATCAACCAACAGCAGAAAATACTGCTGGTTCACTGCGCATTGCTGACGGATCACGGATCGTAGCCGCTGAACGCTCAAGAGGTCAGATACTTTTATGGACAGATACTTCTCTGCATTCCTTACAATATATTGGTCCACCTTTTACCTTTGGTCTTAGACAACTCGGTCAAAACTGTGGAATTATTGGACAACATGGTGGTATTGATTTGAATGGTATTAGCTATTGGATGTCTCAAGATTCTTTTTATCTTTTTGATGGTTCGGTAAAAAAATTACCTTGTACCGTCGAACAATTTGTTTTTAACAATTTGAATCAAACAGCTTCGGAGAATGCTTTCGCAGGACACAATGGTGAGTTTAATGAAATCATTTGGTTTTATGCCAGAACAGGTTCAGACCAAATCAATGCAGTCGTTGTTTATAATTATATGGAGGGAACTTGGTGGACAGGAACCTTGACTCGTACATCTTGGATTGATCGAGAAATTTATGATAATCCTATTGGTACACAATATCTAGCTAATACAACTGCCAACAATGAAACAATTCTAGGACTAACTTCTGGTGCAACACAAATTTATTTACACGAACAAGGTAATGATGCTGACGGAGA